GACGAAGATCCCCATAGACGAGAGCCGCTTGCGTGCTATGTGGGCCGACAAGGGATTGCGGGTGGCGGAGATTGCTGAGGCTCTTGGCATCAGCATCACAAGGCTTAATGTGGCTGTCAGGTCACTGGGCCTTCCGCCCCGCAATCTCGGCGGCCAGGCAGCACAGTCTCGCCATCGCGATCCCACCATCGAGGAGATCGACCAGAGGTGTGCAGAGGCGAGGAAACTGCGTCCGCAGAAGTTCAAGAAGCAGCGATGGGAGTTGCCGCAGTATTCGTACAGCGGCGTCCATTGCACGTTTGATCCTATGTAGGGGCATAAACCTCGTGTAAAAGCGAGGAGTTTATGAACCCAGACAGCCTGCGGCAGGCGATCCGAGCCAAGTACGTTCGCATGAATCCCGACCTGTTCTACGAGGACATGTCGGATGCGGATTTTGCGCAGAACCTCCACTACCTCTACGACCAATCGCGTGGTGCGTGGCCCAGCGAAGAGGAGCGGACTGCGGCGAGGCAGCGGTGGCTGGACGAGAATGCTGCTGGCGCGGATGCCAATGACTACATGGCAATGGCGAAGGAGTCCCGCTATCTGCTGGACCCAGACACGCGTGAGTTCCAGCCCATCCTGGCTGATGCACGCCTCATGGAGAAGTGGGCTCCGTACTCAGAGGCCGACAGGCTACTCAGGCAGTCGATAGCCGACGGTGATCCTGAGGACAACCCAGAGGCATACGCGTACGCGGCGGCAAATGCTCTGGAGGCAAGGTACGCACTGCAGAAGACAGCCGACGAGTGGGAGCAGGTAAGAACTTCCCCGCTTGCCCACCCAGAGGACCGCGAACTCTTTGACCGAATGGTTGACCCCGAGTCTGACGCGGGCTGGTTTCTTAGCCGAGCGGGGATCATCCCTAATGCCTACAGGTACAAGTTGGGCGGTGAGTCTCCGCAGGAGGAGAGCGACGCTGCTCTTGGGCCCGTAGCGTCGTACCTGGCCGGCAAGATGGGATACGGGGCGAAGCTCCTTCCTTCGTCGCGTGCTGTTGTTGACTCAGCAAGCAATGTCTCTGCTGCTGCAGCACGCAGGCCGTACACAGCAACTCCGGTGCTAACGGACTTTTCTGGCGACAGGAACAATCTCGGCGACGTGAGAGGCGAAAGGATTCGGCAACTGACTCAGCAAAGCCAGTCTGAGCCACCTATGGCACGCGAGCGGTGGATCAAGACTACGGGATTTAATCCTCCTGACTGGCTGGCATTTGCCAGCGACGTGGCCGTTGACTACATCGACCCGTCAGCCGTAGCCGATTTTGCTGGCCCCCTTGCAAGCGCAGTAAAGTCTGCCGCACGAGTTGGCGGTCGCGCTGGGATGAAGGGGCTTGCTCGGTCTGCGGCAATGGAGGTTGCACCAGACGTGGGAGTGGAGGTGGGGTTTGGTGCCGCCTTGTCTGGTGGTGACCCAACGTACGAAGGCGGCAGTCTCATTAAGAGCGACAAGGAACTTGCAGAGTCAAAGGATGCGAGGCGGCAAAATGAATACGTGCGCTTACATCCATCTCGCGAGCAGTTCTATAACAACGCGATAGCCGAAGCATACCGGCGTCCCACGAAGGTGCGCGGGCTGCTAGGCGGAATACGAAACTGAGGAGCAAAAAATGTCAGAAGACATGGAGCCGCAGGAAGATTCCCAGCCGGTTGAAAGCACGGAGGCACCGCCGCCGCAGGAATCCCCCGAGTCGCCTGAGACTTCTGCTGAAGCATCGCAGCCTCCGGGAAGCGTATGGGATGCCTTTAAGTCGCTGCCCGATTTCCAGGGGCAAGATGACCGGGCCATCGCGGAGCGGCTCTATCAGTCGCTGCAAAACGAGCAGCAGGCTCGCCGTGTTATGGACGAGTATCAGCAGGTCATGCCAATGGTGCGTGAATACCTGCCGCATCGAGACGAGTTTCAGAGATGGCGTCAGGCAGCGTTCCAGCAGCAGCCTGTCCAGCAGGAAGTGGTAGAGGAGCCTGAGCAGCCCAAATGGTGGAACCCTCCGGAGTTGCGTGAAAGTTATCGGCAGTATTTGCGCAAGGACGATCAAGGTCGAGAGGTTATCTCTGAAGACGCGCCGATTGATGCCAAGCATGCCCTGTACGAATACATGAAGTACAAGGCTGACTTCGCACAGAAGTTTCTTGCTGACCCGCAGGAAGCTCTCGGCCCTATGGTCGAACAGATCGCGCAGCAGAAAGCGCGAGAGATTGTAGAGAATCAGTTCAAGGATTACGGCGAAGAGCAGTACGTGGATTCCCTTGAAGAGCAGAATCGCGATTGGCTCTACGATCAGAACGGCAATCCAACTCCTGAAGGGCTTGCTGCCAGGAACTACATCGAAGAAGCCAAGCAGCTTGGTATCACCGACGTTCGCATGCGTTGGAAGTACGCGGCGCAGCGAGTGGAACTGGACTTACACAACCAGATTGCACAGCGTCGGGCACAGGTGCCTCCGCCTCAGCCTGCACCTCCTGCAAATCCTGAGCCGCCGCCTGCGCAAAATCAAGCAGAAAAGGACATACAGTATTTACGGAGAGAGGCAACGCGTACGCCAAGTAGGGCGACCGCAGCCCCTGACCAACGAGCATCCCAAGAACCACGTTCGTTCCAAGACCGACTTGCCGCCGCAGCATCGCGTGCGGGACTCGCCGGCCTGTAGCAAAAGGATAGGACATGCCGTCATCCGTAGATTGGGCCCGAACAATCGGCACTACGCTTGTAACGCATCTGAAAGAAGAAGAGCAGGCGACGTTCCGAAAGTTCAAGGTTTTCGCTGCCCTTGAGGGTGGCGGCAACGTCTCGATGAACAACGGTGGTCGTGGATTCGATTGGCAGGTTCGGTACAGGAACCAGCCCGTTTCTGCGAACAATGGGGAAACGCCACGAGTTTTCAGCAGACACAATCTGTGGCAACGAGCGTACCTCGATTATCGCGGTTACACCGTGACGGATCAGGTCACAAAGCGCGAGATGCTGGAAAATCGTGGTGCTCAGGCTCTGATTGACGTCGCCGGCAAGATGGCGAGCCGTCTTCAGGAGTCCATGCAGGAGCACCTGTCGTCCGAGATTTACGTAAATGGAAATGAGACGGGCAATGAACTTCGGTTCCATGGCCTGGAAAGCATCTTCGGCGTGTCACAGGCAACGAGCAGCGACCCGTACGACACGATTAACGTAAACAACGGATCGAAGCGTGTTGGTGGAGACAACGAAGATCCATTCTTCTACCCATCCACCACTTACGCGGGACTCAGCACCGAGCTAGGTGCTGTTGCTGGATCTCTGCGTGAGTCGGGTTCGTGGCCTTACGTTCCTGCAGATCCGGAGTACGACTACTACTCCCCTCTTGTCTGCAATTACGAAAGCACGTACTTCGGTGGTGCGACTGCTACGTGGAAGGATCAGTGCCTTGAGGCGATCCGCGAAGCGATGCACTACGCCAAGCGGAACGACACCCGTGAGTCGCAGATCGACATGATCCTGTTGGATCGAAAGCTCTACATCGACCTGCTGAATCGTCTTGATTCTCGCGAGCGTGCCATCGTCACCAAGACCAACGGACTTCGCGCCTATGGCTTCGGTGATGTGGTGGAAATCGACGGCGTGGAAACGTCGACCGAGTATGCTGTCCCCTCAGGCGTGGGGTATGGCATTTCCATCGGAAACATGGAACTGAAGTGTATGGAAGGTCAGCTCATGACGGCTGAAGGACCGTACTACAACGAGGAGCTCCAGTCGTTCCGCTACTGTGTTTCTACACTGGCGAACATCAAGATGAAGTCGCCTCGCAACTTTGTGAAGTGGATGGCCCGCTGAACTTACGAAAGGAATAGATGAGCACTCTTACTGCTGATCCAGGGTTTGCACGCGGGCAGGTGCTTGGGGTTACCAAGACCTACTACGACGCACAGGTGGGCGACGGCTCGCACCTTCTCGGCGTGCACAAGGTATTCGCCGACACGCACCCGACGACCGGGCAGATTCTGTCCAACGAAACTGTCGAGTGCATTGCTGTCAAGAATCTTTCTGGTGGCGTCCTCGCCGCCAAGACTCTTGTGCAGTTTGACGACGATTACGTTCTGACTGCTGTCGATGCCGGTGCAACGACTTCGTCAAAGCGTTTCGGCGTTGTGGATGAGTACATCTCGTCCAACGGTGTGCCGGCAAACGAAGTCTTCTGGCTTGTCGTCAAAGGCCCGACGACTGTCCTGAAGCTGACGCACGCAACAGACGAGGCCGTTGCCGCCGGTGCTGTCGTGAGTGCCACTGCTACGGCTGGCAAGGTGGAGTCAGGCACGACGCTCAAGGTTGGGCAGTGCATTACGGCTGCTGCATCGACGGACACGGATGTCCGCGTGCTTGCAAACACTGGTGCGTAACGGCCTTTGTGTAGACGTAACTCATGGGTTACGCCTTCATGCAGGTTGATTCAAGCAGCCGATGGCTCCATGCCGTCGGCTGCTTCTTTTTATGGAGACATAAATGCAAGACACGCCACTTACGGCTGCGCTAGCAGGCCAGCCCATGAGCGAGCAAGATGTTGCTATGCGTCTTGAGGAACTTACAACGGCGTTAAGAATGGCTGGGCTCGTGGACGCGGACACGCCAGCCAACATCCGCCAGCAGCGGGAGGCCGGCGCGGCCGTTTTTAACCCGCTTGATGGCTTTGCACCAATGGTGCAATCCGTTCCGCAACCAGACAGATGACAGAACAGACAAAGGTTTGCATCGACTGTGGCGAGACAAAACCGGAAAGCCAGTTTGAGTCGCAAGGAACAGGCCGCCGCCGAAACAGATGCGGCCCTTGCCACCGAAAGCACCGGAGAACTCAAAAGACAAGGCAGAAGAAGAACAACCTACAGGAACTGGAAAAGGTTGCAATCCGAAGGTTTCTCGGAGAGGCGAGTGCTGGCGGAGAGAACATACCTCACTCGGCGGAACTTTTGGAAAGGTGCATGGAATACTTTGGAGGCAGCAGCGGGTTTGCAGCGCTTGTCGTCAAGCAATACTTCGACTCGCCAGCAGGATCGTCCACGCGAACTAAGTTACTTGAGACGCTTGTTCGCCTCACGCTGAAGAACACCGAGATGGGCGGAGCCAAGAAGCCCATGGAGCAGTGGACAGACGAGGAACTTGAAGACGAACTGAACTCCCGTCTCCGCAGGTTCGCGGAACAGTTTCAAGGGAAGATCGTAGATGCCACGCCGGAAACCCCCTCAGATTTCGCCACTGCCTTCGGTGGAGCGGCTGGGCTCCTTCCAGAAGTCCCAGTTGAAGGAACTGCAGGCGGAGTACGCGAGCCGGCAGATCGAAGCCTTGAAGATGTACCAGCCGACTCCGATTCAGGCGGAGATGCACGCCTGCAAGGCGAGTGAGATCATCGTTCTTGGTGGCAACCGATCCGGCAAGTCGCTGTCTACGTTTGTCGAGGATGCCCGTGCAGTCACGGGCCAAGACCCGCACGACAAGTACACAAAAAAAGACGGGAACCTTGTCATCATCGGGCGGGACTGGAAGCACATAGGCATGGTGGTCTATCCCATGCTTTTTCGCGCAGGCGCTTTCAAGATCATTCGTGATTCGGAAACTGGAAACTGGCGGGCGTACAACCCCGTGACAGACTCAGAGAGAAAGTCGGAGGCAAAGCCTGCACCTCCGCTTATCCCTCCACGATTCATCAAGAAGATTTCGTGGATCCTCAAGTCCGCTCGCTACATCCAGTCATGCGAACTCAATAACGGCTGGATGATCTATTTCTTTTCGAGCGAGGGCGAGCCGCCACAAGGTTTTCAGGCAGATCGTGTGCACCTAGACGAGGACATTTCGTCGGACGCTTGGCTCCCTGAGATGCAAGCAAGGCTCGCAGATCGCAGAGGAGTCCTTTGCTGGTCCGCGATGCCACATTCCCGTAATGACTCCCTTGCGTCTTTGGCGGAGCGCGCTGAGCAACACAGGGAATCTGGGACAGAGAATCCGCCGATTCAGGTATTCCGCCTCCGGTTTCTTGACAACCCGCATATCGACCAAGAGGAGAAGAACAAGAACCTTGAGCGGTGGGCGGCTCTTGG